GTTAATGGCTATCTGACAAGCACAGATTGGACAACATTTAATAGCAAGGGCAGCGGGTCTGTTACGTCTGTTGGTGGAACTGGAACAGTCAACGGCATCACGCTGACTGGTACGGTTACTTCGTCAGGCAACCTGACCCTTGGCGGGACATTATCCGGCGTCAATCTTACCAGCCAAGTCACTGGCACTCTACCAGTCGCTAACGGCGGCACTGGCGTTACTAGTTCTACTGGAACAGGTTCGACAGTTCGTAGCGCAAGCCCGACATTTACTGGAACTTTAAACGCAGATTCAATTTACATTGGATTAAATTATAATTATTATAAAAATAATTCAAGCATTATTCCTGTTATTAATGTAGTTACAGATCGCAATGCAATTGGAGATGGAATTAGTGATGATTTAGCAAAAATAAATGTTGCTATAAATAGTGCAAATATATCCGGGCATTCTTTGTATTTTCCAAAAGGAACATATAAAGTTAGTGGTCCATTAAATACAATTTATAAACACGTTAAAGTGTACGGCGATGGTCGTCACAGTACAATTATTGCCATGTCATCGGCTACTGGTAACACCATGACCATTGGCGCTGATTCTGCTTTAAGTCCTAGCGCTAGCGAAGGCCAGTATGGTTCTATAGAAGATATTTCTTTTAAACCGTCAGTGGCGCGTACAAGTGGATATGAAATAAGTATCCCAGGATATAGCGATGGAGGCGGATACGCCAACGCCATTAGAAACGTAGACATACAATATGGTTTTAACGGCATCAATGTTAGCGCCTCTAGAACCATGATTGATAACGTCACAATGCGTTATATGTCAGGAAATTACGGCATATACTTTGCCGGGGCTTCTACATATGCGGCGCACGGGCTTTTTATAAAGAACATTATTGCTGACAACCCTTACAATGCCGATGCTTCGCAATCTAATTTAACGGGCAATTTTGCAGCATCAATTAGTTATATTGCCAATGACGTATACATAGCTAACGGTTGGATTTGGCAAGTTATCACTGGCGGCACTAGCGGAGCTTCTGCGCCATCGGCCCCAACATCTGTTACATGGGGCGCAACTAACGTAACTAATGGCAGTACAACTGTCCGCGCTGTTTCTCCGTCTAATCTGACATGGCTTCAGATGGACAATTATTCCAATAGCCTTACCGGCGTTTGCTGTGCGTTTTTGAACGGCAATATTGGCTTTAAGATGAGCGATACAGCCAACACTGGTTCGTCATACCCAAGCTGGGCATATTTCTATGACCTAGAAATAGACCATTCCTACTATGCTGGAGCGTCATTAGAAGCTGGTCTAGGATTTCATACAGACGGCTGTTGGATAGGCTCCGTATATACGGGGAATGGCGTAGAATTTGTCAGTAATTGGAAAGGCGAGTCTAATATTCAAGACACCCGCATTGTTGGCAATGGGCAGCACGGAATTTTGGTAAATGTTGGCACGGAAGCTAAAATAGCCAATTCATTTATTAACATAAATAGCGCGTCTTCTAGCGGGTCTTATAACGGCGTTACCGTAGCAGCCAATATTAACCGTTTTACAATCTGCGGCAATTCTGTGGGCCTGATCCCGCCTTTTACGTCTTCCGGCCAATCCTACGGGATTTACGTCAGCGCCGGTACGTCAGATTACTACATAATTCAGGGGAATTTGGGCCAAGGAACCACCGGAAACGTAAATGGCACCTATTCAGACAACGGAACTGGTGCTAATAAAAGCGTTACAGGAAACATATAGGAGAAATTATGCCTCTGGATAGCGATATTTCCAATGCCGATTCTCACCTGCACGTAGAGTTCTATGTGTTTGACAAGGCCCCCTACAAGGACACGCCTTTTGTGAGAATTATGGTGCCGGGAGATAAGACTAATATCATTGAGCAGCCCGCTCGCGAACACCACAAAGAGCGGTTTATTCGTCAGTGGCTTCATTTCCAGTCCCAGAACAGTGACGGTCAGGTGATCGGCACGAAGCTGGACCAGTGGAACAAGGATAAGCCTGAAGATTTCAATGAAAACCAGATGGCTGAATTGCAGATTTTGAAGTTTCAGACCGTCGAGCAAGTCGCGACGGCCACGGATGCCCAGTTGCAGCGTATTGGCATGGGGTCCGCCGGTCTTCGCGAACGCGCTCGCGGGTATCTGACGCAGCGAAATCAGTCTGAAAGCAGCACAGAATTGGCTAAGACACGCAGCGAACTAGATGAGTTGAAGGCCCAGATGGCTTTGCTTATGGCGCAGCGTAAGCCTGGTCGGCCACGCAAGGAAGATGTAGATGTCCAGTACGACGATGCTCCAGTTGGTGCAACAGGTCACCAATGAACTAGGCGTTCCAACACCGACAACGGTTGCGGGAAATACGAACCAAGACGTTACCCAGATTCTTGCGTTGATGAACGCTTCTGGGTACGAATTGCTGCGTAAGGCTGACTGGCGCGAACTCACCATACCGTACAGCTTCTTTACGGAATACACGACCACGACGGGCGACTACACGACCAGCGCGCTGACCATCACCAACATCCCGTCCACTGCTGGACTGGACACGACATACATGGTGGTTGGCACCGGCTTTCCAAATGCCACGTTCATCACCAGCGTGGATTCTGGTACGCAGGTCACAGTCTCGGCTTACTCGACCAGCGCCGTGACCACGGGCACGATTTACTTCCAGAAGGTCAAGTACGACCTGCCATCTGACTATGACAGCATCGTGCCGCGTACACAGTGGGACAAGAGCAAGCATTGGGAAATGCTTGGCCCGGAGAGTGCCCAGCAGTGGGAATGGCTTCTCAGCGGCTTTATCAGCACCGGCCCGCGTATCCGCTGGCGCTTGTTGGGCAGCTATTTCCAGATTTGGCCGGGTTATTCGGACAATGAAAATCTGGGCTTTGAGTACCGCAGCAAGGGTTGGGCGAAAGCAGCCAATGGCAGTGTGAAGAATAGCTTCACGGTTGACACTGATACCTGCATTTACCCTGACCGCGTTATGGTTCTGTCTACAAAGCTGAAATACTTCCAGGCCAAGGGCTTCGACACAACTGCGCTTTACCGCGACTACATGGTTGAATTCGACACTTCCGTAGCCCAAGACACATCGTCGGCTAATCTGTCGTTTGCACCGCGCCCCGGCACCGTTCTAATTGGTTGGGACAACATCCCGGATAGCGGTTATGGCAATTAGCACACGCGCCATGGTACAAGGTACAGCGGCTCAAGTGCAGTCGCTGCCTGCCCCGTTGGGCGGTTGGAACGCGCGTGACAGCCTTGCCAACATGGAACCGACTGACGCGGTAACGCTCATCAATATGTTCCCGACTGTCAGCAGCCTGACCATGCGGGGCGGCTATTTCAAACACGCCACTGGCCTTGATGGCAAAACCCAGACCATCATGGTCTACAACGGCGGCGCAACGTCAAAGATGTTTGCCGTCACTAGTACGGGCAAAATTTATGATGTGACTGCAACGGGGGCTGTTGGCTCCCCGGTTGTCACTGGCTTGACCAACGGTATCTGGGAATACGTCAACATCACCACGGCTGGCGGCAGCTACATTATGGCCGTTAATGGCGTTGATGACGCTAGGCTGTACGATGGCACAACTTGGTCAACACCGACCATCACGGGCGTGACTGACAACAATCTGTCCAATATCACGCTGTTCAAGAACCGTGTTTGGTTTATTGAGAAAAACACGCTGAAAGCCTGGTATTTGCCAACTAGCTCAATTGGCGGCGCGGCTCAATATATCGACATGAGTTCTATTTGCCGCCTTGGTGGTCGCTTAGTTGATTTGGACACTTGGACGCTTGACGCTGGCTATGGTGTTGATGACAACATTGCCTTTATTACCAGCGAAGGCGAAGTTATTGTCTTTCGTGGCACCGACCCAGCCAGCGCGTCAACATGGTCACTTATTGGCGTTTGGAACGTAGGTTCTCCCGTTGGCGCTCGCGTCATGCTCAAATACGGCGGCGACTTGCTGGTACTGACATATGATGGTTTGCTGCCATTCGCCGCATCGCTGCAATCCAGCCGCCTGGACCCCCGCGTGGCCCTGTCTGACAAGATACAGGGCGCGATTACGGCGGCAACAACCCAGTATGGCGGTAACCACGCTGATGTTGGCTGGCAGATTTATGCCACTGCCAAGTACAACGCTGTTTGGATCAATGTACCGATTGCTGACGGCCAGCAGCAGCAATATGTGATGAACACCATCACAAAGTCTTGGTGCCAATTTATCGGTTGGGCAGCATATTGCTGGGAAACTTTTGGCGAGGAGCCGTATTTTGGCTCAGACGGCTATGTCGGCCATGCTTGGGATGATGCGTACATAGATGACACCAGCAATATCACCACAACCACGCTCCAGGCGTTCAACTATCTAGGCGCTCGCGGCGTCAAGAAGTATTTCACTCGCGCCCGCCCTAGCATCTTCAGCAATGGCAATCCGACCATTGGCATGGGCATGAATATCGATTTCGATACGTCCGACACCACGGCCCCGGTGACGTTTACCGGTTCGTCTTACGGCTTCTGGGACGCGGCGACTAGCAAGTGGGAAACGGCCCTGTGGGGCGCTGATTTGACGATCCAGAACACATGGCTCGGCATCACGGGCATCGGCTACTGCGGTGGTCTACAGATGAAGACGGCCAGCAGCGGCTTGCAGATTGAATGGGCTTCGACAGATGTGGTGTATCAGACCGGATGGGCGGGCGTATAGTTAGCGGGCCTGAAGTGGGCCATTGGGTAGCAAAGCAGATGAACGGCAGTTTTAGCGGCGATACCGCTACTGCCATCGGGCTTGAAAAGGACGGAGAACTTGTAGCCGGTACTATGTATGAGAACTGGAATGGCCGATCTCTTATGGCTCATGTAGCTATAACTGGGCAGATTAACAGGTCATACATAGGGGCGATTTTTAGGTACGCTTACGTCAAATGCGGGGTCGAAAAGGTCATTGTACCAGTAAGCAACGCGAACGCTAAGAGTATGAAGTTTGTAAAGAATTTAGGGTTTACAGAAGAAGCAAGGATTACAGACGCAGCACCGGACGGCGACATCATTTTGTACACGCTGAAAAAGGCTGATTGTAGGTATTTAGGAGAACGATATGGGTAAGCCATCAGCACCGCCAGCACCTGACTATGCTGCCGCAGCGCGGGCGCAGGGCACTGAGAACATTGCCACTGCGCGTACTCAGGCTAGGCTGAACACGCCTAATACCTATACGCCATATGGCAGCCAGACCGTAAGTTTCGGCTCTCCAACTGTAAATCAGGCTGGCTATGACCAGGCCATGCAGGACTTCAACAACAGGCAGGAGGAGTATGACTCAAGCGGCAATGTCATAGCGGGGACTGCTCCTACCATTGAGCAGTTTACGACGGCTGGCGACTCTGACACGCCGACTATTAGGCAGACGCTAAACCCGGAATCGCAAGCCGCTTTAGAAGCCCAGCAGCGCATTGGAAGGCGTTTGTCGCAAACTGCTGAAAATTACGCAGTTCCGACGCTCGAAGGAGCCCTGAAAACCCCATTTGATTCATCAGGTTACGACCTTCAGACTTCTCTCGGCCCGCAGATGCCGGTCAATTACGGCCCTGCCATGGGCCAGTACGGCATGGCTGGTAGCGTCCCTTCCGGGGCCTTCGGTCAGGCCGGGAGCGTTGGGGCTGGTCAGTACGGCACCGCGCAGGGCGGCGTTGCCGGTCCAAACCTACAGACCAGCATTGGCGGCTATGGCGATGTCCAGAACGCCCCGACTGGTGACCAGTATGGTCAGGCCGGTAGCTTTGGAGCCGGTGCCTACGGGCAGGCTCAGGGCGTCAATGCGGGCCAGTTTGGCAACCTAAGGACTGGCGCGGATATGTCTGGCGTTGCGGCCATGCCGGTCAATGCCGGTATGACAGGCCAGCAGGCGATCATGAACCGCCTCCAGCCCCAGCTTGCCCAGCAGTCTGCGG